TGCCACAAGTCACGCACGGAGCAAAGCGAAAAATACGGTAATATTCAATTATTTCGAGATGTTACATCGTTTGCAGGTTTTTGCAAACCCATCAAATCATAACGAGCATGAAATCCCACATAAATCACATAACTCCACAAATAGCTGAAAATACAGACGTCTTGCATAACCTCTAGCTTTGCGAAAACTTTCAGTACTCACTGTGGTGAAATTTTTTCAGATAAATAAAAACGCCGCAACTACAATGAGTTACGGCGTTAATTATTGGTGGCCCCGATGCGATTCGAACGCATGGCCTACCGCTTAGGAGTTATTATTTTTGGCTGTTTCTATCTGTTTCAACCTGTCTTTCGCCGCCTCATAAGTGCTTGACTTTACTTCTGTTTGCTGTTTAAATCTATTCAACCTGTTTCAACTTATTTCATAAAAAATGCTACCCAAATGCTACCCAAAAAGCAAATTTGCTACCCGTATGCTACCCCAAAAAAGGCCTTTCAGGGCAACCGCTTAAAGGGAGGTAGGTCATAAAATGAAGTTTACCGACCGCTCAATCCAGGCTATTAAGCCTCGTTCAAGCCGTTTTGAAGTTTGGGAAACCGGTTATTCGGGCTTCGGTCTGAGGGTTTCGCCGGCAGGCCGAAAGGCTTGGATCTATCTCTATCGCTTTGACGGCAAGTCTCGCCGTGCAACCTTGGGCCAGTATCCCGCCATGACGCTGGCGGAAGCACATGCAGCCCATGCCGAAGCGGCCAAGATTCTGGACAAAGGGTTTGATCCCGGCGCAATGGATCAGGCAACCAAAGAACAGGCCCGAAGGGAACCGACAATTGCCCAACTGGTAAAAGAGTTTATCGAAAAGGGATTGAAGGCCAAAGGCAACCGCTCCTGGCAGGAATACAAACGCAACCTGGAGAAAGATGTTATTCCAGCCTGGGGGGCTCGCAAGGCCAAGGATATTAAAAAACGAGATGTGATTCTACTGATGGAGTCCATCTTTCACGGCGAAACCGAGGACCGAAAGCGAGGAGCACCGAACCAGAGCACCCAAATATTCAAGATCGTCCGGCGAATGTTCAACTTTGCTATCGAACGGGATATTCTGGAGGCCACCCCATGTGCGCAGGTAAAGCCTTTGGCCCCGAGCAACAGAAAAGACCGTTTTCTTTCGGCGGACGAGGTTCGGATTTTTTGGAATGCCATTGATGCATGCGGAATATCCGAAGGTCTGCGTAGAGCCCTGAAATTGATTCTGGTTACCGCACAGCGTCCCGGCGAAGTGATCGGAGCCCACTCTTCGGAGTTTGAAGGCTGCTGGTGGACCGTCCCCGCCGAACGATCCAAGAATAAACGGGCACATCGAGTTTATTTGACCCCCCTGGCAAGATCCCTTTTCCAGGAGCGCGGACAGGGCTATCTTTTTCCCTCCCCTCGCGGGAAAAAACTAGAGACTGTCAAACCTATCCATATAAACGCCCTCGCCCACGCCTTGCGCCGGGCCATGAAGCCCGACCCGGAGACTGGTAAACGAGATCTGGATATGGTGCCCTTTACTCCCCATGACCTGCGTCGCACAGCCGCCACCCATCTTGGTGAACTGGGAACATCCGGGGAACTTATCGGCAAGATCCTTAACCATGTTGATCGAAGCGTTACCGCAATTTACAACCGGCATGCCTACGATCAAGAGAAAATGCAAGCTCTTGAGTCTTGGGCTAGAAAGCTTGACCGGATCATTCATGGCAAAAAGGAAGAGAAAATAATTGAGCTTCGCCAAGGCTGATCCGCAGGGGGTAAAATCTAGTTGACATAAATAATCCATTGGATTACTTTTTAGGAGGGCATTTTGATCACAATTGCCGAAACCGGCTCCTTCGTCGGCCGGTGCAAAAAACTTCTCAAGGACGGCGAGCGGGTAGCCCTTATTATCTATCTGGCAGAACATCCGGAAGCCGGGGACCTGATCGAGGAAACCGGCGGTATTCGGAAACTGCGCTGGGCTAGAGAAGGTCGAGGCAAGAGCGGCGGCGCCAGGGTTATTTACTATTATCACAGCTCACGAATGCCCCTTTACTTGCTGACCATTTACGGCAAGGGCGAAAAAGAGAACCTTACGCAAGGGGAGAAAAAGCAATTGCGGCACCTGGTCGATCAGCTGAAAGAAGCCAACGGGATTTAGGAGAGGATATGAGCAAGATTTTCGAGAGTATCAAGCAAGGCATGGAAGAGGCTATTGCTCACAGCAGGGGGGAAAAAAGCCCGGTTCGTGTTTTTACGCCACGGGAAGTCAACGTGAAGGACGTCCGCCGGAAGACCGGCCTGACACAGAACCTGTTTGCCGCCACTTTCGGAATCAGCGTGGCCACCCTGCGCCACTGGGAGCGCGGCGACCGCAAGCCCCACGGTCCCGCCCTGGTCCTACTGAACGCGGCGGACAACGACCCCGCCGGTTTGCTGCGAATTCTGACCAGGGCCGACCGCATGAAGGAAAAGGATCGAAGCCGGTTAGTGAAATCAGCTGGCGCCTAATAAAGCGGCCCGGGAAAGTGCTGTAACACTTCGCCCGGGCCTACCACAGCCCTTACCTACACAGGAGGTTAAGACCATGGCAGAGAAGAGAGTAACAAACCAGCCGCAAAAAGCCAAGAGAGCCAAACCCACCGCCAAAACACCCCCCGACGATTCCCCAGGCCTGCCCCTGCTCAAGGTGAGCATGACCGGCCCGCTTAGCGACAGCGCCCCGGCTTTCACCAATGCGACAGACGTGTTCAAGTATTTTCCCGAACTGCAGCAAGCCGACCGGGAACACTTCTACGTCCTGCACTTAAGCGCCAACAACCGCCTTCTTGCCAAAGAGTTGATTTCTACCGGCAGCGCTTCTGCCTCCATTGTCCATCCTCGCGAGGTGTTCAAAGGGGCTGTGCTCAATGGCAGCGCCGCTGTCATCTGTGTGCATAACCATCCCAGCAGCGACCCTGCCCCCAGCAAAGAGGACAAAGCCATTACCGCCCGACTCAAGCAGGCGAGCGAGATCATGGGGGTTGGTCTGCATGATCATATCATCGTCGGCTCTGACAATTATTTCAGCTTTAGCGAAGCGGGGATTATGCCTAAAGAGGGGCCGGCGCCAAAGATTGAAGAGGCGGACAAGGAAAAATGGCTCGAGGAGAACAACTATCTGAAGGTCCATTCTTTCAGGACCTGCAACGGCAACGAGATTGAAATGGAGGTTGACCAGATCATTCAAAGATTGACTCTGGTTGAAAACCTTTTTTTCAATCATCCAAACCCCAAAGAGGGAATGAAGGCCTTTGACAGGATATTGCTAGATCGAGCTGGATTTGAGGGACTCGGCCTTCTTATCAAAGATGCCTGCACATCTGCCCATGTTTTGAGATCTGCCCTTTTCGGGGATGAGTCCTACATGGCCGAGTTGCTTGCCGAAACCGCTGAAACCAGGCTTCTGGAGATTTTCCGTCAAGTGCCGTCATCTGATCAAGAGCGCCTGATCAAGGCAGTTCAAACAACCAAAGATATTTTGTCGCGAGTCCCCCAGAAAGGGGGCACAAATGGCTAAAAAAATTCACTTCAACGCCGCCTTGCACCCGGAAAGCCACGTTCTTCCAGCCTGCATGATCGGCATTATCGGCAGCACCAGAGCCAGGGCCGACTATCGAGGGACTACAAAAAAGGAACGAGTAACCTGCGCCCGCTGCCTCACGATGGCAGAGGCCGAAAAGAAAAGGCTGAGATAAACGAACATCTCTTGCCCCGCCTATCGGGACGCCGAGAAAAGCCGGACAACCCTTCAACCGGCCTGGCGGGGCAGTTTCTTTGAAGGGGGTGCTGGAAGGGTGCGCGATATGGGTAGACATCCCAAACAAAAAAAACGTAGTTTCCTTTTTGTGGAGCATTTACCAGACCAACCAACCAGCGACAAGGTTATAGGGGAGATAGAGCCACCCCAGGTTGGTGAAGCCTTTGATATTGTAAAAAGGAGGTACCCAGCAGTTGCTGAAGCAGAACTCGGCATCCTTACGACTGGTCAGCAGCCTGCCATTGACGCGATCATAGACCAGCAGTCTGCCATTGATGCGATGATAGAATTTATGGGAATCAAGTGGAGGACTGAACGTTTTCTTGAAGAGGATGGTTTAGGCCCTCTCTATGCAATGGAAGCTTTTTTATTAGCCATGAATCAAGGAGTTTATCCGCCCATTTATATTCTAAAGTGGATCGAAGAGGCTTTGAAGAAATATAAAAGGTCACATGGGCAAAAAAAACTTGAAGTACTTCTAGGATTTAAAAAATCAGGCAAGGGAAATGATGTATTCGAAAATAGATACGAAACAGATAAAGACGGAAAAATACTTTTTGATCTTGCTTTCCTTGGAAGTTATCTGGGCATACGACTAGAAATTAAAAATGGAACGGGAGCATATGAAATCTGTGGGAATAAACATGGCTTGGCCTTCTCTACGATAAGGGATAAAAAGTCAAAGAACAAATCCCACTACCAAGATGTTTGTGGTTTTTTCTATTCTTTTGAAAAATGGATGGGTAAAGAGGAAACTATCAAAATGATAGCCGAAAAGTATCGAGAATTTATCGATTTTGATACAGGCAACGAAATGGATAAGGCTTTAAAGAAAAAGGGTCTCCTGGGGGAAGTGAAAAACATTTTGGGTTAAAGGCCCTCTCCCTGGGATTCACGAATAATGAAAAAGGTCGTAAGGAATAGTAGTTTTCCTTACGACCTTTTTTTATTTCCCTTCGGGTATGGTCATTCCTACGCAAGCATTATCAAACATAGGAGGCGCTATGCGGGGCGAGGCAAACAAAACCATAGATGAAGGATTTATTCGGCGGCGGGATCTAAAAAAGGCAACGGGCTTGAGCCCATCAACCATTGATCGACTTGAGCGGAACAATCATTTCCCGTCCCGACGAAAATTAACACCATGCGGCGGCTCTGTCGGCTGGCTCCGCTCAGAAGTCGATAGCTGGAGGCGCTCACGGGAGAAAATTGAATGACAAAAAGGCCTGGCGCTCCAGAGGGACGAGTCACCCCCAAGCGATGTGACCACTCGTGAGAGTCGCTAGCATTGTCCGAGAGAAGGAGACTTTCATGGTTCAAAACAGATCCAATCCACAAGCGGACTATTTCATCAAACCGTCCGCCATAAAATCCACCGTAGGTATTTCAAGAAGCACGGCACTTCGTTTGGAGGCCGAGGGCGACTTTCCAAAACGGCGCCGAGTATCTCCCGGACAAACCGCCTGGCTTGCTAGTGAAGTTTTTGACTGGGCACGACAGCGCGAGATTAACTGATTTCGAAAACAAAAGGCCCGGCGCTGCCTACAGGGCTGCGGGGCCCATTAAAGCGCTGCGGCAACTCATGAGTGCTGCGGGTGTGCATCCCGAATAACCGTGAGAGCCGGCAGGCATGTTTGTTCTGGCAAGCCGTGGCCGGCAACTTTATCAACCATAGGGGCATTCCCCCCGACAACCATCTGAAAGGAGTAACAATTATGCGAGAAAGAGCCACACAACGAGGGACCCGCGCCTGGGCTGCTGTAGAATTTCAGTCGGCCCTCATGGGTCTGCCGAACGAAGCCGAATCGAGCGAGGCCCTACGCCATGGCGATCTGGCTGATATGGGTTTCGCGGATCTCGCTAGGTCCTTCCTGCAGGAGGCTGGTATAAGCCCCCCCGCAGACAAAAGAGAACTGTTCGCTCGTGCTTTGACTTCCAGTGATTTCGCCAATGTAACGGCAGATCTCGTCAACAAAACCCTCCAGCAGTCCTATCAGTACGCCCCTGGCACCTTCGCTATCTGGACAGCGAAAGGGGCCGCTTCCAATTTCCTGACTACCTATATAGACCGCATCTCGCCACCTTCGGACCTGCCTGAGGTCCTCGAGGACGGCGAGTATACGCTCCTTAAAGTAAAGGCTGGGGCGGAGCCAGCAAAAATTCGCCAGTTTGGGGGCATTTTGGGCATCACACGCCAAGCCCTGATCAATAACGAGCATCTACGTGTTTTCAAAGATACCGGCCGCGTTCTTGGCCAGACAGCGAAGATGACGCAAAACCGACTCGCATACAAACGCCTGTTGGCCAATCCAGCTCTTTCGGATGGTCTTGCGGTTTTTCATGCTGATCGAGGCAACTTGTTGACAGGTGCAGACTCCGCGTTGAGCCGGAACAGCCTGGCCCTTGCGGTGAAAACCCTGCGCATGCTGACTGATGATGCCGGCAACCCGCTGGCGGTAGAGCCAAAGTTTTTGCTTGTCCCGCCGAGTCTGGAAATCACAGCTCACGAACTTTGTTTCTCGGATAGCATTCCAGGTCAAAACAACTCTGCCGTTCCGAACCTATTCAAGAAAATCGGCATTATCCCCGTGGTTGAACCTCTGCTGGAATCGCCGGTCATTCCAGGCTATTCCGCCGCCTCCTGGTATCTCCTGCCTGATCCAACCTTGTGGCCGGTGTTCCTGATTCTGGCGTTGGGTAAAGAAGACAACCTCGAACCCTATGTCGAGTCCCGAGCCGTCTTCAACAGGGACGAGGTCCAATACAAAGTTCGGACTGACTTCGACTGCTGCGCCATCGGCTGCAAAGCTGTTAAGTCTGCCGGCCAGTAAAAAGTAATACTGGGAATGGTGGCTCTTCTCAGCTTAGTCCCGGCCCGGGAAAACTGGGCCCGGGCCGGGGCGCTTTTTCCTATACCAAAAAGAAGGATAATATGGCCGAGATTAAAGACATTAAAGCGCTGCTAAGGGCAGTGGTTGAACACGATATAGCCGAGATCATCCTTGAAACCGGGGGAGACAGGATCACAATTAGGCGGCGACCGGCAGATCAGGCGCCCCACCCCCTTCCGCACTGAAAGGAATACCTCAATGGTTGATATTGAAATTAAAGGGCTGGAGGGCGCCCGGAAGTGGTTCGATCCCAAGAACGTGGATCGGGCCGCCAAGGACGCGATCAATGAGGCGGCCAAAAAGGCCCGCACCGCTGCGGACACCGAGATCCGCAAGACCTGGAATATGACTAAACAGTCTCTGAAAGGTCGGCTGAAGCAGGTCAGTAAGGCTACCGAAGGCAAGTTGGAGTCTATCATTGAGGCCAAAAGCCGGCCAATCAGCTTGAGCTCTTTCGGCTTGACGGCCACAAGTGGCCGGACGAAGCAGACCCGAAAAGGGGTTCAGACCTTGAAACGGGCTTCCAGCCAACAGGGGGTTTCAGTCCAAATTCTGAAAGGAAAGCCGAAAACTCACCTACCCCATGCCTTCCTGAAAAGAATGGGTGGTTCCAGCGAGACCGGAGGCAATTTTAGAGTCTTTGAGCGGATGACCAAACGCCGACTTCCTCTCGCTGATCGCCACATCATCACCGTTGCTTCCATGTTCGACCGCCCTGACGTGCAAAACTCCATGGAACAAACCATTGAAGAGACATTCAATCAGCGATTCAACCATCACCTGGACCGCCTGTTGGACCGGGCCGGTCGCTGATCCGGTTATCTGACAAAGGACCCCGCCCATGAGCAACCCTCTATCCGCCGGCCAGTTCTCCAAATTTTATCCCATCGACGCCTCTCCTGCCGAGCGAGTAAGAATTGCCCGCCGTGAAATTAGCTTGCACGTGTCTTCTCTTAAAGGGCTGCTTTCCGGTTTGACGAAGGAGCTGGTCAGGCTGGAGAAGTCGCCTTGGCCCGATATGTCAAGCGGCGGCGGATCTACCGTGAGTTGCACGAGGTACGCCGGGCAGTGACGGAACACCTGGAACAAGTAAAGGGGGGCTCCCCCTATGAGTAACAATAACGATCAAGCCGAAAGTGGCTGCATGGCCGATCCTTCATCAGTATCCGCCGCTGTAGATGATCTGCATAACACCGTATCCGACCTTAAGACCCTCTTGGAATATCTACTGTTGGAAATGAAGCGCCAGACGGCAGTAATGGAGTTGACCAGTTCCCGAAGCCGCCGGTCATCCGGCGCTGGCCGCTGAATTGTAGCGAACTTAATTACCACCATGTGGCCACGCCATCAAAGCCGGGGCTGCCATTAGTCAAAGGATAAACATTTTATGGCCACCAAGAGCAAAACTTTACAAGTGATTGTCAAGGCCAAGAACATGGTCAAAGCCACCTTTTCATCAGTAAGGAAAGGGCTTGAATCGGTCGGCGAGGTTGGCAAAAAGGTAGCGCTAGGCATTACGGCAGTTTTCGCGGCCGTTGGCGGTGGTTTGGCCTATGTAGTCAGTAAAACCCTGGAGAGCACAGACGGGTTGGCCAAGACGGCGGACAAGTTGGGCATCACGACCGAAGCACTTAGTGCCATGCGTCATGCTGCGGCGCTGGCCGGGATGTCCACTAAGGAGTTGGATACATCGCTGCAATACCTGGAGCGCAACATCGGCGATGCGGCTCAAGGCACAGGGGAAGGCAAAAAGGCCTTCGAGGCGCTGGGGCTATCCATCGAGGACCTGAAGGCTGCAGGTCCGGAGAAGGCTTTCAGCATGGTGGTCGAGCGGCTGGGTCAGGTGAAGGACGCGACTAATCGCACCAACTATGCCATGGATATCTTCGGGCGCAATGGAACCGGGGTATTGAACCTCACGGCAGAAGGGTTAGCCGAGGCCAAGAGGGAGGCAAATGAACTTGGCCTAGCCATGAACCGTACCGATGCCCGGAAGATCGAGGAAGCCAACGACGCCATTACCAGGATGAAGGGCGGATTCAAAGGAGCCACCCAAGCGCTGACCGTAGCTCTTGCCCCCGCCATCACCAGCACTTTTAAGGCTATCACCGACAAGATAAAGTCTTTGGCCGGCAATGGTGATCTGAAGGTATGGGCCACAAAATCCGCCCTTGCTATTGTGCAAAGCTTCCAGCAGGTCATTCGGGTTGTGGGCGGAGCGGGTGAAGCAGTCCTTGGTTTTGGCCGGGTTTTGAACTTCGTTTACGGTAATGCGATCAAACTGGTCGGCGGTTTCAGTCGTGGGCAAATCGCCCACTTAGAAGCGGAGCTCAAGCAAGTGGAGCACGACCTCACACAGTACGGAAAGAATCCTGTTTTCAAGGTCGGCAGCGAAAGGCATCAACGTGATCTTCAGCTGGCCAATGACATTAGGGCACGGGTGGCCGATCTCAAAATAACTGAAGAAGCGGCCTATGCTATTGCAATGAATTCGGAGGAACAAGGTGAAAAACTAAAGAATCTTCAGGGACAGATAGTTGCTGGCGCAAATCGGGCGGCCGATTCGTTGGGTAAACAGGTAACTGAGATTGAAAGGCAGGTACAGGCTGCTGTAAGAGGTAAAAACGCGATGGACGAGTACGCCAAAGCTTCCGAGTTGGCGAAGAGTTTGACCACCGAACTGTCCGCCGTTGAGAATGAAACCTCGGCGCTGGATTTGTTGATCGAAAAACAGCGCACGTTGAACCAAGAAGCCGGACGATCTGGCGGCAGTTTTAACGTGGTTGAGTCCTCAAGCAAAATTGACGAGCTGACTGTCTCACAAGAAAAGGCCGCCAAGTCGGCTGGAGAGCTGGTAGAAAATCAGGAAGCTATCGGCCCCGCTGCCCAAAGGGGGGTTGGTCAAGCCGGTGATGTGTTGGAAGCATTCATCAGCAGGGCAGAGGAAGCAAGATATCGGCAAAAAGTTTTGAATCAAGAGCGGTATGTCTTTTGGCAGTACACGGTAAAGGCAACCGAAGCACAGATAAAGCTCAACAAGGCTATGGCCGCTGGGCCTAAAGGCACCGGTTCTTTGGGCGATCTTGAACAGGCTATCACCGACGCCGAACGCACCGAATAGCGCCACAGTGGTCTCTATAAAAAACGAAAGGACTTGAAGATGAAGGAACTTACTGAGCTTGCCAAATTAATCCAGACGCTCGGCGAAATCGCGGAGAAATCCTTGACGGTATTGGCTGAACAGACCCGTGAATTGAACGAACTCAGGCAAGCAGTCGCCGTATTGACAGGCAATGTTTCGGAACTTAAAAACAAGTTGGGAATACTTGAAGGCACCACGGCCCTTGCCTTTTCGCTGGTCTGCCAAGTGAGTCCTGATTTCCATCACAAATTTAAGGGGATTGTCGACACCTGCCTTAACGATTTTGTAGGTGGGGGTCCTGAATCCACTTTGATTAATCGCCACCTGTTTTTCCTGCGATCCTTTGTCAATGAAGGCCCCAACGCTACACCCTTCCTCAAGTTGCTCACCACCGACAAAGATGCAGGGCAGAGTTCCGAGCAGGGCAAGTGCGAGAAGGAAGGACCCCTTTCCCCCCACAAGGGGGACGCCTGATCTTTCCAGAGATATTAATAGGATCAGCGCCATGGCGCATAGAAGCCGAACCAAGAGACAGGAACCAGGGCAACAATAACAAGGAGGCTCATCGGTGGGCCGACACCCGGGAGAGAATAGCCAACACATGTCTTCGTCTCTCGCTATCGCGGGTCCTTTGGGCGGACGTCGCGAATACGGGCAGCAAAGCCCCGGTTTTCGGGTCCATTTAATTTTTTGTAAATGGCTGAAATACTGAAACAATTTCCAAAAAGGTGACATTGTCTTATGGAACATCGCGACCACATCCTATCGGTACTGGCCCCCCTGCGGGATCTGCTTGATTCGGAAAAGTGCGCTGCGTGGCTGATGGAAGAACTCCACGGATTTCCACCCGAGCAGGCGGTCTGCATTGGCTGCGGCAAAGCCTTGTCGGAAAAATTGACCACTTCCTTGCGGGCCGGCCGCCGGGTGCAGTGCTACCATTGCAGCAAACACTTCAATGCATGGACCGGGACGATTTTACAGGGTGCCCACATGACCGCCGCTGATTTTATCCTTTTCCGGTTGGCCGTGGCCGCCGGCCTTGATCCTGCGGGCCTGATACAGCTCACCGGCCGGCATTCTCAATTTGTAAGTACCTGGGGCCGCAAAGTCCAGGCATTCAATGACGACCTTCAGGAGACCCGCGCCCATGCCAGAGCGAACTTCCCCCCCACCACTGACTGACCTTTCCGAGATCTGCCGGCGTGTCCATGAGCGGCGCGATATGGAAGCGGCCGAGCTGGCCGAGCAGGAGCCGCCCCAGCAAGGCAGCCCGGTCAGCCGTGATTTCGTCTTGCAATGTCTGGGCGCCAACGAGCTGGGCGACGGCATGCTATACGCCGAGATCAATCGAGGCCAATACCTGTTTAATGCTTCAGAGGGTTTTTGGCTGGCATGGTCCGGCCACTTTTGGCAGCACGATATAGCGGGTAAGGCCTTCCATGCCGTCGAGCAAGTGACGGCCGGTTATTTGAATGAGTACCAGTCTATTTCCCGGCAGAAGAACGCGGCATCTGAGGAAGAAGACCTTGATGGACTAGGAAAACAACAGAAGGCAATCAAGCGCCGGCTTGATCGTCTCCGAACAGTCAGAGGCCGAAAGAACGTGTTGGAAATGGCAGCGACTTGCGGCGGGAGCTCTCTTACCGTTACAGGGGAAAAATTGGACGCTGACCCGATGATTCTCGCCTGTCAGAATGGCGTTGTTGATCTGCGGACAGGCCGCCACAGAGACGGACAACCGGAAGACTTGCTGACCAAAGCTGCCGGCGTTGATTTCCCTACAGACTGCGGAGAATATCTGATCACCGGGCAAAACTCCCCATGCCCGACCTGGGATAACTTTCTGCTTGAAATCATGGACGGCAATCAGGCCATGGTCGATTATCTCGGTCGTTTATTCGGCTATGGGATCACCGGGCTGACCACGGAGAATATTTTTGTCATCCTGTTTGGCCATGGCAGGAACGGCAAATCCGTCATGATTGAAACCCTGCAGAAGATCCTTGGTCCACTGGCAGGACCGATCCCCAGCGAAATGCTGCTTAGTCAAGGCCGCCTCCGGAACAGCTCCGGCCCAAGCGCGGATATCATGTCACTCCAGGGGCTACGGCTCGCCTTCGCCAGTGAAACAGATTCCAACTGCCGTTTCGATACTGCCGGCATTAAAAGGATGTCCGGCGGGGATACCCTTACAGGCCGCAACCCGCATGGCAAATTTCAAACCTCCTTCGCCCCTGCCCATCTGCTATGCCTGGCGACCAACTTCCGCCCAAGAGCCAACCCCGATGATCGGCCTTTCTGGCTTCGTATGCACTTCGTCGATTTTCCAATGTCCTTCGTCAACAATCCTGTGGCGGCAAACGAAAAACCCGTTGACAAAACCCTGGCGGCAAGGCTGGTGGACGAAGGCCCCGGGATCCTGGCCTGGCTCGTGCGCGGTTGTCTTTTGTGGCAAAAGGACGGGCTCAGCCCGCCGGCGGAGGTGTTGCGGGCCACCGCCGAATACCGCCGAGCGGAAGACGATCTGGCCGACTGGCTGGAAGAAAAGTGCCTTGTCGCAGAGGAAAGCACAGTGACAGCCAAGGAGGCGTATCAGTCATTCAAGGAATGGTACATTGCCAACATTTCCGAAAAACCTATCAGCCAGAAAAAATTCGGTGATGCCATGACCAGAAGATTCAAGAAAGACCGAGGCGGGCCATCTAGTACTAACCGTTACCTTGGACTTGAAATAAAGAGATTTTCCGAATGATCGGAAGGATTGTCGAAGGATTGTTTTCTCAATCCTTCGATAACTAAGTATATATATTTATTACTTTTTTTTCTTTATCCGAAGGATAGAAGGATAAAAGGTAGTAAAGAGTAAAGGAAAAAGGAAAAGAAGGTATAGAGGTATATAGGGAGTTTAATCCTTCGATCCTTCGGCCAACAGAGCTCAACGGCTATCTTTCCCTTTAAATATCAATTACTTGGAATGGTTTCCTAGATCGATGATGATTCAACGATCCTTCGGGCGATCCTTCCGAATAAACACCCCCATAAAGAAGACTCTCAGAAAGGAAAATCCCATGATCATGGAATGTCACGAGTGCCACAACCTTGTTGATTGCGCTGAGCTGACCATCGAACCGGGCGGGCAGTACAAATGTCCTGGCTGCAGCGGACCTTATTTACTAATAAGAATAGATCTGCAACGTTCACCGGAGGGTCGAATCATTCCTTGTCCTGGCAATCTCGGGGGCCCGGGTGGCTTCCCTGCCCTGATCGAGATACCAGAGACGGACCGAATCAATCAACCGGAAAAATAAGACCAATTTTCAGAAAGGCTTCGAAAATGGCACAGGAAGAAAAGGAAATAATTCGTTCGCGAAAAACGGCGCAGGTAATTATGTGTAAGGGATTTCTTGCCGGGGTCAATGCTTGTATTAGAGAGCTGGAGAGGAAAAGGGAATCTGCCGAATGTTTCTTGGGCGAGGCGCAAAAAGAACTGAATTCGCTTATGACAGAAAAGCGCCCGGCATCTCAGGAGAAAAAATAGTTCTGGAGACCTTGGCCAATGAACGTCCTTGATTTGCTACAAAGACATGGCATCACCCCCCGCCGCGTCAGCAGCCATAAAGGCGGGGAATATCACAGTCAATGTCCTGGATGTGGTGACGGCGGCAAAGGGGCCAACAGTAACCGCTTTCACGTCTGGCCCGAACAGCAGAGCGGGCAAGGCTCCTGGTGGTGCCGGTCGTGCAGCAAAGGCGGCGATGCCATCCAGTTTTTAATCGAGTTTTCCGGTCTGTCCTTCCCTGAAGCTTGTCGGGAGCTTGGGCGCGACCTCCCGCAACGGCTCGAGAGAGGAACCCCCCAACCGCGACGGCAAAAGAAAGCCGAATTCATACCCGAAGCCAGCCCCGAACCCGGCGAGGCCTGGCAAGCTAAAGCAACGGCCCTGATTGACTATGCTGCCGAGCAGCTACAAGATAACCCGCAACAGAAAGACTGGCTGGCTGAGCGGGGCATCAACGAAGAAACCGCCCTCCGGCGGCGGATCGGTTGGCTGCCGGAATCCTTTTTCCGATCTCGAGAGTCCTGGGGCATGGAAACCATCCTCCAGGGCAACCGTAAAAAACGGCTCTGGATTCCCCGAGGGCTGGTTATTCCGGATTTCAATCTTGAAATCCCGCGACGGTTGCGCATTCGTCGGCCGTTCGAAGACCGTACCGCCGACTACCCCGCCCCATATTATGTTATCCCCGATTCAAGTAGTGCTCCGATATTCCGAGCCCATCCCCATGCCATGGTAATTGTTGAGTCCGAACTGGACGGCTTCGCCATCGATCAGGCGGTTGGCCATCTGTCCGGCTGGGCCGCCTTGGGCAACTCCAGCCGCAAGCCCGACCCTGCTTTACACCAGGCCTTGCAGCAAACCCGCCTGATCCTCGTGGCCCTGGACTTCGACGAACCCGACGATAAAGGCAGTCGAGCCGGCGCCAACGCCTGGATCTGGTGGCACAGCACCTATCCCAACGCCGAACGCTGGCCGGTCACAGTCGGCAAAGATCCCGGCGAGGCCGTTAAGGCCGGATTGAATTTACACAATTGGATAAGTGCCGCTCTGCCGTCTTCTGGAACGCCGGCGGCTCGCATTGTGGATCTGCTAGAAACGGAAGAAACAACCCCAGCCTTATGCACCACCTGGCCCGACATATGGGAGCCAGGTGACATAGACGCCTATATCCGGCAGCACTTTCCTGAAACGTTGGACGGACAAACCATGGCCTGGGGCCGGGAGGCTCAGCCTGCCCTATCAAGGCAAATAAGAACCTTTGAATCTGAATCGGATCAGCTCGTTGTAAGCGGCGCGGCATCTGAACAGGTCCACCGTGCCCGTATCGCCTGGGCTCATGCCGTCCTTGAGTTATACCAACAGCGAGCCAGGGCGATGGTGAGTAAGGAAGTGAATGCCTCCTGATCTATCTTCGGTCCAGTGCCCTTTTGATTTCACTGGTATTTTTTTGCCTGGAAAAAATATTTTCCAATAGTCTTTGCTTGCAAGCCCTGTAAATTTGCTACCCAAACTGCTACCCACAAACAAAAAAGCCACCTAGCAAAAGCGCTAAGTGGCTGTTTTTATTGGCGGCCCCGTCGGGATTCGAACCCAAGACCTACCGCTTAGGAGGCGGTCGCTCTATCCTGCTGAGCTACGGGGCCGAAAATGGCAGCCTGCAGGTAACTAGTCGTTTTTCAAACCAACGCTTCGCCCGATATCGGACATAAATAAAACCTCAAAAGATATGACAAAATAACCGATTTAGGCCATAGCCTCAAAGCTATAAACTTATAGGCAAAGCAAGTTACAACCTTACGTTCATCGCCCTTGCTTATGGCCCATTGACCGCGCTGCCTATTACCGCCACCAGCTAAGAGCCGCTGCTCTTAAAACTTAAGCAGACTGTAAACTTTCACGTCGGGAAGACGCTTGCGACCGTTGAGAAACTCCAACTCGGCCAAAAAAGCGCATTCCACGACTTCTGCCCCCAACTGGCGCACCAAATCCACAACGGCTGCCATGGTTCCCCCTGTGGCCAGAAGGTCATCAGCGACAACCACCCGGTCACCGGCCTTGAAGGCATCCTCATGGATTTCCAAGGTATCGGTGCCATACTCCAGCTGGTAAGTCTTGCGCACAGTCTTATGAGGAAGTTTGCCTGACTTGCGCACTAAGGTA